CCTTCAACTTCCAGCCGATCTGGGACCAGCAGATGCCGACTGCCTCGGGCAGCATCATCTACGGCCAGGTCGGGCTGACGAACGGCAGCAACGCGGTGACCGGGCTGAATACCGCGTTCACCACGGACCTGACCACGAGCATGCAGCTCATCTTCGGCAACGACCCGACCAAGACGGCCTACACGATCTCGAGTATCACGAGCGACACCGCCCTGGTGCTTGGCTCGACCTACTCCGGCTCGACCGTGACCGCCACTACCGCCCGCAAGCTCACAGTGTTGACGGGCACGGTGTCGAGCAGCACCACGACCCTGACCGGGACAGGCACGTCCTTCACGACCCAGCTCAACATCGGCGACTGGGTCTATGACGTTGCGGCCGCCAGCTCCGTCGTTCCCTGTCAGATCACGGCGATCTCGAGCAACACCTCGGCCACGGTGGCTGCGGCCCCCACCACGGCCTACAGCGGATCGACGCTGGCTCGCAAAGCCTACAACAACCTGGCCCTGCACGAGTATGCGATCGCGTTAGCCCTGCGGCCGATCGCCACGCCGGACGAGGCCCGCACCGTGGTCGACGTCAGCTACATCGACCTGATGGGGATCCCCCTGCGGGTGATGGTCAGCTACGTCCACATCTACCAGGCCCTGTTCGTGACCGTGGACTTCGGCTACGCGCTGGGCGTCATCCGTCCCGACTTCGGTGTCCTCATCAACTGCTGAAAGGGGTGTCCCATGCAGATCTCAGGTACTGTCGCCTCCCCCTCGGTACAGGGGGTAACGGCGCAAAGCCCGGCGGACATCGCCTACACGGCGGGATTTTCCGCGGTCGGAAACGGCACGGCCTGGGTACTGACCCCGAGCGATGTGTTCGCGGTCACCACTCTAGCCAGTGCAGCCACTCAGGCGATTGATTGGTCTGTCGCCGGTGTGTTTTTGATGACGCTCACTGCTAATACTACGTTCACATTCAAGAATGTGGCCGTGGGGCAAAACATCATGCTCGTCCTGACCCAGGACGGCACGGGATCGCGCACGGGCACGTTCCCCTCGGGCACCGTGTTCGTCGGCGGATCCAAGACGCTCACCACGACCGCCGCCGGCATCGACACCGTGCAGATCACCTGCTCGGCTCCCGGCGTCTATCTCTGCCAGCTCCTCAAGGCTTACGCGTGATCTGACCGCGTTCCCCGGGGCCTGCACCCCGGGGATTTCATAGGAGAAGCAAAGTGATCGGAACGCAAGCCCTGCCCGATGCCGGGCGCGGAAGCATCCAGACCATGATAGGCAACACGGAGCAATTGCTCCTGCCCAGTTATGACGGCACCGTTCTCACCTGTCTGGCCAATTCAGCCGACGGAACGGGACTGCTGTGGACGAGCACGCTGTCGCTGTCGCAACTTTCCGTCGGCGGAGAGATCTTCGGCGACAATCAAGTGGTAGTCGGAACAGGCGCCAGTCAAGTCACCATAGGCAACGGCAGCATCGGCGTCTTCGCCGCTTCCCCTCCGGTGACCCAGCCAGCATTTCCCGGCACAGCCACAGGCACGGATAAGAACATCGTCAACGCCATCGTGACGTTGCTAGCCGCCTATGGCTTTTGCGCCTCCTCTTGACCCTTCTATTCCGGCCCGACCCCGCAAGCGGGGTTTTCCCCGGTCCGGGATCTTTCCACATCGAGGTAATCCATGGCAACCGATCTCAACGCAACCAGCCGGGCGGCGGAGATGACCAGCATCAACACCGTCGCCAGCACGACGGCGCACCTTTTCATCTACAGCGGCAGCCAACCGACGAAAACCACGTCTCCAACCGGGACATCGGCCATCACGGCCGGGATCCCTCTCGGCAACCCCGCTTTCACCCAGGGCACTGATGGTACGGACGCCAACACCAAGCTCACGCTTGCCGGCGTGCCGCTCTCCGGCACGGCCACGGCCTCCATCACCCCGGGGTGGTACCGCATCACCTTCGGCGGCACGGATGACGGCGCCCACACCGTGCTGCAGGGGTCATCCGGCGTCGGCAGCGGTGACCTCAACTTCAGCAGCACGATTTCCAGCGGCGGGACGATCTCGATCTCAAGCCTGACCTACACCGAGGGCAACGTCTGATGCCAGCCCCGGAACGCAGCATCTTCGTCCGCGTGCACGACGGCCCACGCGGGGAACGCCGGTATCGCTCAGTCGGCCGTACCGATGACGTGCACGAAGCGCGGCGCACCCGAGCTGCTCTCGAACGAGCCGGACACCAGGTCATCCTCCAATGCGACCGGCGCTCACCGCATTCTTTTTAAGGACCAAGGACCAACAACTATGGACTCCAAGATCACTCTCAGCACCCTGAAGTGCGTCGGCACGGCTTCCTGCGTCGGCGGCAAGCACCCCGACCCGCCGCTGGATGCGTTTCCCCTGCTGGCCTGGATGGTCAGCCATCCCCGGCACGGCAGTAAGGTCTTCACCGAGGACGGCGCGGCATCGGTCGAGGCCATCGCCCTCCAGGTCTCCACCACGCCCAGTTACGAGGCGCTGGCGGCCGAGCACGGCACCACGGCGGAACATGTCCGGCAGGCGATCGACTATGCGCTAGCGGCGGGGTTCCTGGGATGATCATCGTCACAGGCCTTCCACGCTCCGGCACGTCGCTCTGCATGCAGATGCTCGCGGCCGGTGGAGTGCCCGTCCTGATCGATTATCCCGACTGCCCCGCGGCCGACGCCGACGTCAAGAACCCGCGTGGTTACTGGGAGTACGAGAAAGCGACGTGGCGCAATGGCCTGGATGCGGCGCAAGGCAAGGCAGTCAAGGTCATCGGCCTGGGATTGATTCCCAGGGTAGACGCCAAGTATCTGGTGATGCGCCGCGATGAGGCGGAGATCGCCTCCAGCCAGGAAACGACGGTCGAACTTGTTCGGGCGGACGTTTCCCTCTTGCTCGAGCAGCTCATAGGGCGGGACTACCTCCAAGTCTGGCATCGTGATCTATTCGACGATCCTGCCGTTACGCTCGCCAAGATCAACGATTTTTTAGGCGGCGGACTTGATGTCACGGCGATGGCCCTGGTGATCGACCCCTCTTTATACCGTCATAGAGGCGGAATCCAATAGCGCTGGGATGATCAATGACAGTCGCGATTCAAGCGTTTACTAATGCCGTAGTATCGACCAGCGGGCAGTCCACACTGTCCCTGCCTGCGCCGTCAGGGATCACTGTCGGCGACATGCTGGTGATCATCCAGGCGGCTAATTATGGGGCCTCAGGAGTCACCCCGACAACGCCGACCGGTTGGACTGCCATCACGGGCGGTGCCGACAATAATCAGCTTAATCAGATCTGGGGATGGTACAAGATCGCCGCGTCCGGCGACATCGGCGCGGCCGTGACGCTCGGCACAGGCGGATATCGCAACTGGGCTGGTGCCTATTTCGACATCACCGGTGCGGCGACTACGATGCCAGTGGCGGCTGTGAATGACTCAACGCCGAGTTCATATCCGACAGAACCGAACATTACCTGTCCCGCATCTGGGTCTTTGATCCTCTGGGGTTCTTGCGTACCGCTTGGCTATGGCATCACGGGATTCGCGGGAACCACGCTCGAATTCAACAACGCGAGCCGATGCGGCTTCCTGGTCGCCTACAACAGCGGCCAGTCCGGGACCGTTACCGGCCCAGTAGCGAACGCCCAGGCTCCTCATTGGTCCTGCCTGGCACTGGCGATTGGGCCAGCAGGTGGCGGCTCGGCCAGCGGTTCGGGCGCGGTTACGCTTGGCGGCCTGACGGTATCCGGATCGGCCACAGCTACCGGCGGCAGTGGCTCCACCGGCTCCGGCGCCGTCACGCTCGGCGGCTTAACTGTATCGGGCTCGGCTACTGCGAGCGGCGGCCCCACGTCAACTGGCTCGGGAGCGGTTACACTCGGCGGTCTGGCGGTGGTAGGCTGGGCATCGGCCACAAACCCCGCCTATACCTACTATGACCTCAGAAACGCCGCGATCGCCAACAAGTACATCCAGCTCGAGGGCGGCGCCAAATACTCAGCAACCTATGGTCCAGGCAACTCCGGCGCGTGGTACGCAGTCTACGGTCAGCCCGGAATGTACAACTCCGCCATCCGGTTCGTGGGCTCGGTCAGTGACATCCATCTCTACATGGCCCCTTACATCACCACGAACGGCACGAACTACGTGCGGCTATTCATTGATAACGTGAGCTGGTCGGTCACCGCCTATACCGGAACCGGCACGGCGTTCTCCTGGTACACCCTCGCCACGGGGCTCGACACCACGGCTCAACACACCTACACCATCGTCTGGTCACAGACGATGGACATTCAGCAATTGTCAACCATCGGCAGCATCAGCACCAACTATCTCCCCGCCAGGAACATCATCGCCCTTTACGGCGATTCGATCCTCTACGCCGGCAACAACTATGACGCCACGTCGGCGATAGCCGAGCCGATCCGCCAGTGTACCGGCTGTCAGATCTTCTCGGCCCCGGTTGGCGACACGGGAGTGGTCTACAACAACGGCTCCGGCACGGCTCTCTCGCTTGCCCCCCTGTGGTCAACTTACGGAGTGACTCCGGCCATGCTGATCGTCGAGTTCGGCCTGCTCGATGTGACGCAAGGGTCCAATGTGAGCACGTTCCAGACCGCCTATCAATCGATGATCGCGGCCCTTCAGACGGCGTTGCCTACCACGATCATTCTCTGTGAGGCGATCAGCAAGTATTCGACCGACACCGACAGCAACATGGTCCCGTACAACGCCGCAATCCAGGCGGCAGTGGCGGCGGTCGCGAGCCCCCTCGTTTACTACCGGCAAGGCAGCTTCAACAACTATCAGCCCGCCGAGGGTGGCGGAATGCACCCCAACGCCGTCGGCTACGCTCAGATGGGCCTGGCCTATGGCATGGACGCGGCGGCTATCCTGGGCCCGCCAAACGCGGGCGGGAGACGCAAGATGGGAGTGATGTCGTGATCCTCAAGAACGTGGCGGGGCAAGGTGTCTTCTTGTTCGCCTACAACTCCAGCGGGCCGGTCACTGGCGGGGCGGCGAACATCACCGGTTACTATTCCCTCGACGGTGGCACGGCAACTGTGTTTGCTACCGCTAATCCGACCGAGATCTCCTCGACGCACATGGCGGGCATCTACTGGCAACCCCTAGCCCAGGCAGAGACGAACGGCAACGCTATCGCATTCGAGTGGACGGATTCCACGGCCGGCGTGTCGATCGATCCGGTCCTCGTGCTGACAAGCGGGTCGGGCGTGCCCGTGTTGTTGACCGAGACGCTGGCGGCGGCTCGGGCCCTGGATTCGATCGCCGACACAAGTCTTACGCTCAACGATGCTTTTCAGTGTGCGGTTGCCACGGTCGCTGGCAAACAGACCACGAGCGGCACAACCTACACGACCAAGACGCCATCGACCGGCACGGTTTTACGGACGTTCACTCTCGACCAGAACCCCAATCCGAATAACCGAACCTGATGAGTCTCGTTCTCGTTACCGGTGGACTGCTCGGCAATGCCCTCGTCACCGGTGGGCTCGACACCGGTGCGCTGCTCGCTACCGGCTCCGGCGCGATCACGCTTGGGGCCCTCGGCGTCCTGGGGTCCGGCGGCTTCACGACGATGGCCAGCGGCTCGGTTGCGCTGGCGACCCTGAGCGTTTCGGGCAGTGGCACGGCATCGGCTCCAGGCACGGCCAGCGGCTCTGGCGCGATCACGCTCGGGGCGATCACGGTCACGGGTGCCGGCTCATTTGCCACGACGGCCAGCGGCTCGGTCGCATTGGCAGTTCTGACCGTCGCCGGTTCCGGTTCATTCGCCGGGGTCCCCGGCTCGACCGGCAGCGGGACAGTTACCTTCGGCGGGCTGGGGGTCACCGGGGCCGGTGGTTTTGGGACCACGGCCCACGGCACGATCTCGCTCGGCTCGATCATCGTGACCAGCGCGGCCAACGGCGGGGGAGTGGGCCCCCTCTACCTGCCTTACCAGCTCACTTCCGTCCTGATCGCTACCGAGAACGAGATCATCGATGATCCCTTTGACATCGACCCCGAGCAGACGGTCTTGATCACCAGCGGGCTCACGCCCTCGGACTGACACCATGGGAATCAGCCTAGAACTTGTGCAGGGCACCGCCCGGGACTTTCCTTTCCAGGTCCAGAACCCGGACGGGACGGTTCCGACCGGGATCTTCCTCGGAACCGACACGCTCAATGCAACGGTGTGGCAGGGGCAGAACGAGACGCCCATTCTGACTCCGGCCGTGACTTGGATCAACGCGGCGACTGCGCAGTACCAGGTGACGCTGCAGAACACGGACTCGTCGTCTCTGACCTATGGGCAGTATTACCTGCAAGCCTACGCGACCCGGCTCGGTATCGGCTCCGCTCCCACGAGGACCACGGCGCTCTTACCCCGCGGGACATCACTGGAGATCCTCGCCGCGCCCGGCAGCTCGTTCACGCCCAGGCCGACGTACATCACGGTCACGGACATCCGCAAGATAGCCCCCTGGATCGATGACCTTCAGGTCCCGGACTCGAACTTCGGGTTCGACAATCAGCTTGCCGACTCGCGGGACTGGCTCGACGAGATAACCCTGCGGAACTACCGCGGCGGCAACGTGTCGCTGCTCGGCTACCACGGATTCGCCCTCGACGCCTGGTACACCGGCGGCGGCCGGCGTACGGCACTCACCAATCGCTGGCTCTTCGCCGCGCTGCAACAGAACCAGCTCCTGGTCACGCCCCGAGTCAAGCAGGTCTGCGCGTACTACGCTCTCTCGCGGATCTGCGAGAGCATGATCACCAAGTCAGGCCAGTACGTGGCACTCGCCAGCCGGTTCCGGTTCGAGGCCGAGTCACTGCTCTCGAGCACGACAGTTGAGATCGACGTCAACGGCGACGGCTTCGGAGAGGTGCCGATCAACTTCAGCTCGACGAACACGCTTTGGGCATAGCAAGAAAGGCAAAAGGCAAAAGGAAGAAGGCAAAAGGATTCTCTTACTTTTACCTTTTACCTTTTGACTTCGAGCAACATGGGCGCTCACGCTCTCGACCTCCCGCAGTCTCCCCGGGACGCGGTTTTTCGCGCCATGGAGACGATCGTCCGCCAGAACGCCACGTTCCAGCGGATCGTTAAACCGGTCGCGTTCCGGACCTGGCAGGGCAAGCCGGAGGACGCGAAGGAGTTCACCTTCGAGATCGCGCCGGCGATGCGGTGGACGCCGATGAATACCGGGGAGCAGTTCCGGACGCCGGACACGATGTCGGGAGACCTCCTGATCAACTGTGAGATCCTGCTGAAAGGGACGAACGTCTCGGACCTCACCAACTTTTGGTGGATGGTCGCAC